TCGAATGTGAACTGGTCTTTTAGTTCATAATATACGTGAGGGTCTGCTTTTATATGCAGATAAACCTCATTTTTCTTTGAAATAACAAGGTGAGACATACATTCACTTCAGCATAATATTATTTATTGGCATAAAAAAAGAGGCATTTCTGCCTCAACTTAATTTATTGTTCAATATTATTTTGTGCTTCTTCAGTATCCATTGTCTTTGATCTTTTTCTTGGTTTTTTTCCTCCTGGTTCTTGTTGAGGTTGCTGAGGTGCTGCTTGCTGCTGTTGAGGTTTCTCTGGTGCTGCTGGTACTGGTTGCTGTTGTTGGGATTGTTGGGGTTCTGAAGGTGCTGGTTGCTGCTGTTGAGGTTTCTCTGGTGCTGCTGGTACTGGTTGCTGTTGTTGGGATTGTTGGGGTTCTGAAGGTGCTGGTTGCTGCTGTTGAGGTTTCTCTGGTGCTGCTGGTACTGGTTGCTGTTGTTGGGATTGTTGGGGTTCTGGTTGCTGTACCTGTGTTGCCTGTACCTGCTGAACATTTGCATCGTGAGTGGCAGCAGCATTATCTAGATTTGTTTGTGCGTTTGATAAGTTTAATTCAGCGGTTTCCCTTCTTTTAGAATTTAATCTAGACATTCTTGATGTTGGGTCTGCAGCCATATTAATTTCTGCATTTTTTCTATGCTGCCTTAATACAGGCTTCTTTGTATCAATGTCAATAGGAACTGATGCTTCTTCTGCCTCCTTTTCAGCTTTAGCAAGTTCTTCTTCTGCTTGAGATAATTCCTTTTGCGATTTTTCAGCATCTTTCATAAATGATTTATATGATTTTAATTGGGAATCCATAGAAAAAATATTAGTCAAATCACTTCCAGATATTGATCCATCTTCAGATTCACCTCTAATTCTTTCAATCTCATCTTGCAATTCTGGTTCTAACTGACTTATCCTTTTCTCCCATGCAGGAGCATTTTCCATATCAAAATTTCTTAACCATTCGCTACTAGTAGGTTCTTCTTCTGGGTCTATTTTTCCCTTAATGTCTCCAGAAATTGAAGATGGTCTTTGTATTTCTTCACCATCTGGAGTATATTGTTTTGTTCCACCTTTACCTACTCTAGCCCTTTGAAATATATGTGCTGCTAATGCATTTGGATCTTCTATTACTCCACCACCTCTTCCTGAAGAAAAAAGTGCATCCACAGAATCAGCATCTCCAAATTTACCTTTAGCTGTTATTGCTTCTCTTGACATCGCTTCTATAACGCCAGGAATCTTTAATTCCAAATCACCTAAAGAAGATTGTATTTGCTCTACAGCACCTTCTTGTTGATTCTTAGTCATTCCTTTGGTTGAACCTAACAATAAAGCAAGTTTATTTGCTTCTGTTGTTGCTAGTTGTTCTAATTCACTTCTTTGTTCTGGAGTAATAATTCCATCATTTACCTGCCTATCCATTAAATCGGAAATTCCAAGAATTATTAATGCCTTTGTCTCCTCTGCCCCAGAAGAATTAACTACTGCTCCTTTAGAATCTTTTAAACTTAATCCATATTTTGGATTTCCTTCAGAGTCAAAAAATCTAACATCAACTTTAGATGTATCTTTATCCTTTCCCGTTAATTTTGCATATCTTGGTTGAGTTTGAATTTTTGTTCCACCCTCAACATTTGCAGTATATCCCTTTACGAAATTTTTTTTCCCACTTTTACTTTGTATAAAATTTAAGAATGAGTATTGTTGATTTAATAATTTTTCATAATAAGCTTTTTCGTATGCAGATAAATCTATTGGTTTACCTTTATCTGGTCCAGTTTTAATCTTACCTCCTTTTAATCCACCATCAAATGGATCGATTTGATTGAAGTTTAATGGATGTGTTGAATCATTTTGTGCATTATAAATTTCTTTGGATAGGTAATCAATTACTGTCATAATATCACCTCTTTGCACTGCACCTCTGAGGATATTTTGATGATATTTAGATGGATTACTAATCATATGATTATAAATTTTAGCAAAAGCATGTTCATAGTCATAGTCTACTTTTTTCCCCTTTTCTTCCTTTAAGAGAATAAAATAACATTCTTGTATGAACTTTCTAAACGTCTTCATCTGCACAAACAGTTTATTAGTATTTAGTTAAATCCTGCTTGGAAGCGATGCCACTCAATTGCATTTTTAATTTGATAAGTTCTATTGGAAATAGTCTTAATAATTTCTTCTAGAAACTTAAGCATAATGTCATAGTACCTTATTTTAAGGTCTAATTTACTCAACTTCTCATCCCCCTCCAGATGCCTCTGTAACGCCTCCTTATCTCTTACTTTATACGGAAATGGTTCTTCCTCATAGACCTCTATTGGTGCCTTTCCTGTGTAGTAGTTATAGCGTTCTAATTTTACTCTGTTATATGTTTCTCTCGCTTTTTCACGCAACAGAGTGATTGTATTGTATAGAGTATAATATTTTGAATGGAGTTGTGGAATTTTTAAAGACTCATCGTGCAAATTATCTGGGTCAATTACTGAGTCCTTTTCCCACATCTCCTGTATTTTTTCAAGATTCATAGAACTTCGCCATCATTACCAACTATTTCATATACAGTATAAGTGAAGACTGCCTCTGCTGTAAAGTAGTTGATATCAGTATCTGTAGTATTAAATTCTACTGATGATAGACTTGTTGGAAATAAATCTTTAAATTTGACTGTTACTACTGGATTATAATTACTATTTAAAATTGCTAAAGAACCATCGCTGTACTGACTGAGATAATCAATTTCACCTTCTCTAATTCCTCTAGTAAAATCTGAGAATTGTTCAGTACTTTCAGGAAATCCTAAACCAATCATCCATTTATAAACCGCAAGATAATTGGTCATATCTTCATCTACCAGAAAACGGAGAGAAAGGTCTCCATATTGCAGTTTAGTTGCTGGTATATTGATATTTTTTAAATATGATGGTTGTTCCAGAGGTGGGAAAGTAATTTCTGGAATTCTAGCTGAATTGCAGAAAAAAGGTACTTTTGGTTCTTTTGCTAAAGTGAACTGAAATCCAATTGGAGATAAAAAGTTCCTATTAGTTATTTGCTTATCAAATGGGGTCGCCATAATTAATCTTTAATTTTACAAAAATTATTTAGATAAAAAAAGAGGGTCCGAAGACCCTCTTGAGAGATGAGTTGTGATTGGCTCACATAAGGTTAGCAACCTTAACTCTTCTGTAGTAAACGTTTGCGTTGGTGGTAAGAGCACCTTGTCCCTGAGAAGCACCTTCAGCGAATGGGTTAGCAACAAGACCATAACGGGTCTTAAAGCCAATCTTTGGCTGGAAGGTGTTCTCACCAACGGCACGAACCATTTGGAGAGGAACATATGGGCAATAGAAGAGACCAGCATCGTAAGGTGAAGAACCCTTATAACCAACAACGTAGAACTGGTTAGGTGATACGTTTGCTGAATATGGGTCGATGTATACACGATACTTACCTTGGAGAACACCAGCGAAGGTATTTCCAGTATCATCAACGTTGAGGTTTGCGTTGAGTGCTGGGGTGTAATCAAGAACTCCTGCCATCGCAAGTGCTGAAGCAACGTCTGCGGAGCAGAGGATCATGTTACCCTTTCCTCTACGAGTTTGCTGTGCAATTGCGTTTGCATCACGCTCGATTTGGAAGATTAGACCCTTGAACTTCTCAACTGACCAACGACCGTTGGAGTCAACATCAAGGTCAAAAGTACCAGCAGTTGCGGTATTTGCTTGAGCACCAGGCTTAGCAACCTTATAGATGGTACGGATGATTTCACGGTTGATTTCTGCAAGAATTTCGGTGCTGAGGATGTTAGCAAGCTCAGCTTCTGCATTTAGACCGTGAATTGCCTTGAGGTCCTGAGCAAGCTCAAGTGAGTACTCAGCCTTGAGGGCTCTTGACTTAGCGGTTACGGTGACTTTCTCGATTGAGAATGCCATCTGGTTGAAGTTATCACCAGCGGTTCCCAAATCTTCTGCGTCATCGGTACGCATACCCTGACCGACGTTATAAGCGTCATCTCCAGGTGCTGCGTTAGCAGTTTGGTTAGCACCAAGGATTCCTGGGTTAGTACCACGCTGAGCGGTAGTACCCATACCAACTGAACCTGAAGTAAATCCGTTGGTAAGGTCGAATCCTTCGTTCTGACCTGAGAATGCTGAATCTACTTCGTTGTAGAAAGTCTCAGGACCAGACTGGTTGTTGTAGCGTGAACGCATCGCAAAGATGAGACCTGTAGGACCGTTCATTGGCTGAACGCCACAGAGATCATATGCGATTAGGTTAGGCATTGAACGTCTGATTAGAGAAATCAGAACGGGGTCAAAACCTGCGGTAGGACCAGCACTAAATCCTTGGGCACTACCACCGAAACCAGCACCACCAGAACCGCTATTGGTCCAGTTGGTTGGAGTCTCATAAAGAAACTCTTGCTGCTCTCTTAATTCTCTTTCTTGGTTCTCTAGCAGGATAGCAGTTACCGCTCTACGATGTGAATCTTTGATTGAATCAAGACCCTCATAGTCGAGGATTGGTGCCCACTTCTCCTGCAGGTATTCTGCATTGAACATCTGCATTTGTTTTTACCTCTATTTAAAAAGTTTTAGTTTGATTTGATAATTTAAAAATCACTTTTTAGAAACTCTTCCCAGAGTCTTCAAATAAGCTTCCATTCTTGGAGTAACTGCTTCCGCAGTCTCCATTAAATCTGTGCTTTCTGATAGATTTTCTGGAACATCTCTCTGAGCACTTGAAACTCTGCTTGGGAAATATGATTCCTTGAGAGTTACTAGTTTCTCACGATAGTTTTCTTCACTATCAAACTCAACATTTTCAGCAAGAGAAGCGAGTTTGTCTTTCTGAGAAAGTGCAAGACCCTCAGCGACATCTGCAAAGATTACATCAGCAACTGACTCTGCTAATCTTTGATTTAGAGCAACATTTCTTTCGATTTGCTCGTTGAGTTTTCCTTCCATTTCATCAAGTTTATCTACCATGCTCTCGATTACATCATATCTATCTTCAGGGATTGTTACATAATGTTCTTCAAAAAGTTGCTTCATTCCTTCAAGGAATGATTCAGTCATTTCGGTCTTAAGACCGTGCTCTACAGCAAGAGCATTTTCTTGAATCCACTCATCGGCAACATACTCTAGGTATGCGTCGATTCTTTCTTCAAGATTTTCTTTGATTAGTTCGATTTCTTCAACAAGAGCATTTTCATACTGTTCTTGAAGTTGTTCTTTAATTTCAGAAACTTTGCTTCTGATAGCAGTTTCAAAAATAACTCTTGCTTTTTCTTGGAACTCTTCTGAAAGCTCTTCACCTTCAAGAAGTGCATTTACATCTTCTTCGATATCATACTCTTCCTTTACTTCATCATCTTCATTACCTTTTTTCTCACCTTCTTTCTCATGCTTCTTGGGTTTGTCATTCTTATAACCCTCACCTCCTTCCTCTTCAGATTCGCAGGAAGCCTCAGAAACTACTTCTTCTTCATCGACTTCTTCCTCATCGACAAGAACCTCATCCTCTTCAGTTTCCTCTTTTACACCCTTCATACCTTCTGCTGCCGCTGCTTTTGCATTAACAACATTTTTGACTGAAGCGAGAGTTACTGCAGGGTCTTTTAGTTTTGCTGAATCGTCATCGGGACGATAGTTTTGTGGAGTAGGTCCGCCCAGATCTTCCCAGCTTCCAGTTTGCCCTGGAGTGGATACTCCAGAAGCATTACCACTTTGCATAGGTTCTGCAGGCTTAGCTCCTTTGGTTACTACGTTTTCCATTTCTTGTAAATTTCTACCAACGGACATTTGTTTAGATCTTTTGTTATAATCTATATTTATTTATAATTTATAAATTTGAAAGAAACTCTTGAAAGAGGTTTAACTTATGTTCTTCAAGTCTTTTTTCATCTACTAAGGTATTAATTCTTCTTTTTGTACTTTCTGCAAGTCTTTCACGAAGAATTCCACCTTCCCAAACCCACTCTTTTCCTTCCATAATTCCCTGAACAAAAGCATCAGGTGCAGATGGGTCTGCAACAATATCCGCTGCAGTTGCTAACATGAAATCTTCACCGACAATTTTATGACCTTCATTTGTAACTCTTAATGAACCAACACCACGGGAAGACACGCCAAGAGTAACTCCCTCACCAATAAGTGACTGGGCAATTTTGCCCATCGGAGTATCTAGAAGTTGTGCCTTACCCCAGAAATTAGAACCCCTTTGTTCAAGGCAAGTAATTTTGTGAGAAACTCTATCCAGATTAACTGTTGGACCATCTGGATGACCAAGTTCTCCAAGAGCACGACCTTTTGCAACAAAATTTTCATTATATCTTTTTACTTCTTTTGCAAGAGTTTGCATAGGATACATTCTTCCATTACGATTGCAAATATCTGCTTGTAGGAATGTTCCTTCAATACACATTCTTTTTTTGCCACCTACTTCTTCGGTGACGAATTGTACCTGTGATACTTCTTCTGTGATTAGTTTCATTTTACTCTGTTACTAACTGAACTACTTCTGAAATGAAAACATCTGCAGATCCACCACTACCTAATGCAGATACTTTTATACTTCTTGCAAGATTTCCTGCTCCAACATCAATACTTGTTATAGAAGAACTATCAAAATTAATTGTCACCGAAGAATCTGTCATAGAAACAATACTATTATGACTAGTATTGATTCCTGCAGGCGATGAAACGCTCTCAACAGATACATAATCACTAATTAAAAATGGATTTCCTGCATTATTGTCGAAGTGAATTACTGTGGTAGTTCCAGTAGTAATTCCTGCAATTTTTTGTCTCGCAATCCTTTCTTTAATAACCTCCGCAGAATATGGAGGTAAATGAAAATCAGTTGAAGATGCTGTTGGTTCAGTTCCAATTGCAACATGTGCTCCAGTCATACCAGTAGATACTCTTACATATCCACTTTTAAGTGTAATAGCTGAACTTCTAACAGCAGAAGATGGTGAGGGTGATAATTTTGTAGATGTTTGTACAATCTTGATTGCCATTATTCGTTATCCTCGTAAGTTTCTTCACTATCACCAAACATAGTTGATGCAACTACAGGTTTTAGAGAATCAATTTTATCTGCAGCCTTTGCAAATAATGCTGATTTAATACCATCAGAAATTTCTGATGGTGAACCATTAGTTGCAATCAAACTGACAATATCTTTAATTTCCATTTAATATTATAAAAATAACTATTAGTTATTTATATCTTCCCACCTTTAGGCTCTTTTATTTCGGGTGCTTCCATTCCCATAGTCTCAACTCCAGGTTCTTGTGGCATCTCTCCAAGTGGTTGTTCTCCCCCTGCTGGTGGTTGCTCACCTTCTGGAGGAAGTGGATTACCCATCTCGTCTACTGGAGCATTAGGATCTGGTAAAATCCCCTTTGAAATCTCATCGTCAATTTGCTTATCAATTTCAATAATTTCACCATCAGTTTGTCTAAGAATTCTCTTGCGGACATACTCAACTGAGTAGTATTTGCCAACATATGCCTCAACAGAGGTTAATAAATTAATTCTACTGGTTAGTAATTCAGATTCTTTTAACTCAGCAAAATGATTATCATAAATGAAGTCATATTGAATATGATCTTCCATTTTTTGCCAATCTTCTGGAGTAATGACATTTTTAAGAAGTAATTGTGTTCTTAAAATATCATTAAAAAGTCTTGAAAATCTCTTTCTAAGTCTTCCTACAAACTTGGAAAACTTAAGTTCATCTCTTAAGATTTCAGATGAACGACCAAGATTGAATCCATCACCACCACCAGCAATTCTTGATTCTGGTACTCCAAGTGCTCTGTATAGTTTTTTCTGGAAGTATTCAATATCAGAAAGTTCTCCAAGATTTTGACCTCCAGGTAAAGTGGTAATTTCAGTTCCTCTACCACCCTCTCTTCTTGGAAGCCAAAAATCTTCCATCATACTCATAAACTTACGGTCATCACGAACTTCCCCAGTAGAAGCATCATAAACAAGTTTATTTCTATAGCGAGACATGACCTCTTTTAGGTACTGCTCCGCTTTTACCTTAGGTAGATTGCCAACATCAATATAGAAAATGCGACGTTCTGGTGCTCTTGATAAACGATAAATTACAAGAGAATCTTCAATCATTCTAAGCTGATTGAGTGCTTTGATTGCTTTATGCAAATAGGAAAGACAAGTTCCTTTGTTTCTATCAAATAATCCTGAAGTTACATATGTGATAGAGTCCTTAGCAATCTTTACTCCTTTTTTGGCACCACCAGTTAATGTCCCTGAAGGGTAATTTGGTGTTGGAGTGTATACAAAATATTCTTCTATTTCTGGAAAGTTGAATTGGGATGATGATTCATCTAGACCACCGATTGCTCTATCATATGACCTATTATTTTTATCTTTCTTTTCTTGACGAATATGCTTCATCTTCATGGGGTCAATATATCTTAATTCCTGAATTCCATCCTCAGGTTTTTTAAGATCTATGACCTTCATGTAAAAAAGTCTTCCATCAATATACCAATTTCTGAATATTTCATGAGACTTTTTATCAAAGTCTAGCATTTCTTTGATATGTTTAAATTCTTCACGAACTATTTCTTTTAGTCTATCGCTTGCGTTTAAATTTGATAGTTCAATTTCTACAGGAGAATCATATAGGTCGCTTACAATCGCTTCGTTTACAACATCTTCAATAGCAGCATCACATTCTGGATGTAATGCCATTTCCCTATATCTACGAATTAAATCATACTCTGTTCTATATACACCCTCAATATCAACATACTGCCCATAAAATCCACTTTGAATAAAATAGTCAACCCCGTCCTCATTATTAGGAGGAACGGGGGCAACTATAGATTTTGATTTTTTTTCACTATCCTCAATTGAAAAACCAAACAGTTTTGCCATCTTATAAATTTAACCGTTTACTATACTATATTTATTCAACATCAGAAACGATGTTCTGAGAACCAGTATTATTGCCAGTAACTGCAGGAGAGTTACCAACTCTTGCTTCCCAGTAAAGGATTTGCATTTCAACAGTAAATTCCTGAACGGAATCCGTATCATAAGCCAAAGGAATTTGACTAACTGCCGTTGGAAATACATCATAAAATGAATAATATCTCAAAACTTCTCCGTTACGGTCAAGTTGGAAAACGGTAGCATCTGCTTGATAATTGGATGGGTTAGTCTCACCTCTGTTACTAGCAACGTTGTTAATATAGTTTACCCATTGTTCAAAAGCAGTACGAATTTTGAAGTCGGTGTCATTAATTACTGTAATAGTCCAACTTTCAAAAGTTCTGTCTCCAGCAACATTTAGAACTCTTCCTCTAAAAGGAACAGGTAGAAAATTTACCTGAGAAGCTGGTAGTGCTGCTGATTTTACTAAAAATCTGGACTTTGAAATTACTCCATCTACATCATTAATTGGTGCCCCGTTGGGGAAACTTAGTTCAACTTCAAATAGATTACTTCTAGCACCACCACCAGTCAGAGTACTTTTGAAATCAGAAATTGTCTTAATTGGTGGAAAATTCTGATTATTTGATTTTGCCATTGTTTTTTACCTCTGAATAATTACTTAAAAGGTTCCTATAACTTCTTCAAAGTTAACACCAGTCTTGGTGGCGATGAAGGTCAGACCAATAAAGTTAATTGATCTGGATGGTTTAATGTAGATATCAGCAATAAATTCATTATTATCAATTACTGATGGAGTGTTGTTTCTTTCATCGCAGACAACGAGGAAGTCGAAAATACCTCTCTTTGCCTTAACATCACGGAGGAATGGTTCAACAGTATTAATGAAGTTATTTCTTGTCAATTGGTCGTTGAACTCAAACAGAACATCTCTAGCACTACGAGCAATTGCTCTTTCAAGATAGATGAACAATCTACGAACGTTAATTCTATCAAATGCAGATGACTTACCATAACCAGTCTTATCACCAAACAGAATAATTCCTGCTCCTGGTGAGAAGATTACTGAGTTAATTCTATTAGTGTAAAGTCTATCTCTCTGTGTTCTTGTTGGATTATAAGGAAGTTTAACAGCATTCAAGATTGCTCCTCTATTAGTTCCTGCTGGAGAATACCAAGGGAACTGGTTGATGTCTGTACGGGCACATAGACCTGCAATATCGCCATTCAGAGGTACATATCTAAAAGTATCAGAGAAGCGGTCATACATGTACTTATAACCGCTATCAAAGACTGCATAAGTCGTTGATGCTACCGATGCATAGAAACTTACAAGGTTCTCTGTAATTTCTGCTGGAGAATTTACAGTAACTGCAGTTTGACTTGATGTATCGGAAAGAATTGCTCCTCTATATGGGGAAATAAATGCTACTACATCCTTTCTCAATTCTGCTACAGAAATGAGTTTATTTGCAAGAGACTGTGCCCCTTCTTTAGTGTAGTTGGCAGAACCCATAAGTAGGAAATCTACTTGGAAATCATCTGGGTTCTCAAATAAATCATAACCGTCCGCAATATCCGCTACAGTAGCAGTAAATGCTCCCGCAGTCATAAGGTCACTATTGCCATTATAGTTTTTACCACCTGACAATACATAACTATTTGCTCCAGATACTCCAAATAGTACATTATCTGCTGGTTGGTCCCATCCAGTATCTGTTTCAAGTAAGAAGTCTTCTCCAAATCCTGAAGTAACAATACCAGCTGGTTGACTTCCACCAAAAATATACTGTGAGTTTTCTGCTAGGTATTTTCTCCAATAAGAAGGACTTCCTACAGAGAAGGTTGCATTAGATGCTTTAGAAAGGCCAATATGCTTTTCTAAAATTGTTCCAGAATTTCCAGTAATTTTACCTTCTGCATCAATAACGACAATATGAAGTTCATCAAATCTTCCACCTCTAGATTCTGCATATTCTGTTGTTCCGGGTCTTGGAGCAATAGTATCCCAATCAACAGAAACAAAGGTGCTAATTCCAATTGTCTGCTGTTCAAACCAATCTTCTTTTAAAGTGGCAGTACCAAAACCAATATTTGTTAAAGTCTCTGAGTTCTTTTCAATAATTCTTAAAGGAACATTTGCCTCAAAAGACCAAACTCCACTTTCCTGATACTCTACATTAGTTTCAGTTCCTCCAACAGAAACATGACTTAAAACCTTTACCGCAATTTTCTTTCCAGCCGTATTAATTCCAGTAATAATACCTTTAAGGTATCCACCAAGAACGGTGGTTGTACCAATACCAGCACTTACCTTCTGTAAAGGTTGAGTAATTCCACATCCAACTATTGTCGAATCGAAGGTGAATGTTGTAGTGCCTATACCAACTCCGGTTGGAACTGCTGTGAATGTTAATTCTTGGTCAGCGAATGAGTCAATAACTGCAACTCTAAGTCCATTTGCCCAAGAACCTGGGTTTTGAGCTACGATATGTACTCCAGGAATTAAAGTCTCATCATATCCCAGTTGAGTATAATGCTCTAAGCTCTTAATCTTAACGTCACTAGTGGTAGTTCCAACACCAACAGCGGCATTTCTTAGCTCATTATCATCAGCTCTTACAATTCTCATATTTCCACCATATGCGAGATATGATGAAGCACTCAGCCAGTGCTCATAATGCTTATCAGTTGGATATGGTTCACCAAATATTGTTAAAAGATCATTCTCCGTCTCTACTAAAGTAGGTACTTCTACAGGTCCTTTAGCAAAAGGTGCAACAAGGGCACCAGTAATTGCTGCTGTAGGCTGTACTCTACCTGTAGTTAAGTCAACTTCCCTTATTAAAATTCCAGGAGATGCTAAATTAAGTGGCATCTGTTTTCTCCTCTACAAGTCCAGAATATCTAAAAGTATTTATAAATTACCTTTATTACAGATAGTCCCACATATAACTTCGGTCTCCATATTCATCTATATTCCACACTTCTAGACTTTGCATTCTATTTTCATCATTTGCAAACAACCATCTGTCTCCTGTGACCTTATCTACAGTAACTTCCATATCTTCTAGTCCATCAACAATAAACCCAAAAGGTGACATATCCTGCTCGATTTGATTTTTTTGCTCTTCATAAATTCTTTTTCGGACATCATTATCCGTCATTTCTTTAAAATATGCTTGAGCAACTAACCAAGAGAAAATAACAAGACACATCGCCAAGTCATCATTACACCCTTCTTCTGCCTCAAAGGAATTGTGCTTTTGTATAAAAGTAGTTAGCTCTGATATGATATCGTAATCATTTACAATAAGTTTGTCATCCTCAATTAAAGTTTTTAGGTTTGAGCATCCCAACTTTTTAACGGCTGCCGTCATTCTTACACCTAATTGAGATTTCTTCCCACTAAATCCAGACCCAACTATTTGTCCAGCTCTACCTCTCATAGAGCACATGAGAACATTATCATACTCCAAGTCAAAATGAAGTATGTTCGCAACTTGGTCTCCAATATCATTCACTTCTACAAGTATCCAAGCATTATTGTATGCCTTTGCAATTTGCTCTATAATACTTGGGAAAAGCATAGGTTTTATTTCATTATTTCTGTACTTGGCAACTTGTCTATAAGGAAACTGGGTAATATCAAATACGATAAATGCTGAGTAATCGTTTCCAATACCTCTTGCAACGTCCACAGTCATTAGGTAGTTATGGTCCTTTATTGCATGATGGTATATATCCAATCCCTTGTTTCTTTTTATTGGGTCTTCATATACAAGATTTCTAAGTTTAGATACATTAATTAGAGTATCTACAGAACCTAAGAATTCACATTCAAACTCAACCTTAAACTGTTGTTCAGAAGTGTTGTCGATTGTTTGCTTCTTCCAAGCCTCATCCCTACCAGGAACTTCACTCCAATGAACGTCAGTTGGAACATATTCATTTTTCTTTCTTTCAGCATCATGCCACATTCGGTAGAAGTGGTTCATACCGTGTGGAGTAGAAACTATGATAACTTTAGTTTTCTTACCTGAAGTAATAGTTGGATATACGGATGCAAAAAAACTATCTGCGATGTGATTTGGAACGAACGCAAATTCGTCCAAGAACAAAATGTTAAATGACATTCCTCGTACAGCAGATGCTGATGTAGAAGCAGCTAAAATCTTAGAACCGTTTTCAAGTTCAATTGAACCTTTGTTCCAAGAAATAATACCCTGTTGCATCCACTTTGGTAGATTTTCATACGCAGTTGCTAATCTACTTAAAAGTTCTCTTGCAGTTGCAGCTTTGTTTGCCAGAATGCCGATATTAACGCTATCATTAAAAATTAGATAATGTAGAAGATATGAAACTACTGTGGTAGATTTACCAGTTTGTCTAGGCATTTTACAGATATTAAATCTATGCTCATGGAACCTACGAATAAGTTTTTCTTGAAAATGATAAGGATGAAACTGTGTCAATCCCTCATCAAGAGAAACAATTTTTATATAATTATTAGCAAAATATACGGGATCTTCTTTACATTTGAGAAACTCAATAATTTGATCTTCAGTAAATTCAATAGGCGTATTTGCCTTTTTTAAATTAGGATTACCTAAGTATATTGTGTCTTGAGACATAAATTAATAAATTTCCCTCCATCTTATAGAAACCCCAACATTTGCAGAATCATTACCAATATTTGTTACACGTACAGAAAAAATTTCTGAATCGGTAGAATCATAGTTTTGGGATAAGAAATTTTTCTTTGAAGAAGGTCCACTTGAATAATCTACAGTTGTTGCAGAAGGTTTTTGAGAGTTTTGACTTTCTCCCGCAGCATATCCTCCCATAAAATCTTCAAAAGACGTATTACTAATTCCCGTTGCACTTTCATTATATTCGACAACAGATTCGGTATTTTCGGAAACCCATGTTCCAGTTGAATTTATACCAACAGAACTTCTCAATTTTACAACTTCATATTTTACGTTAGAACCATTACTAAACACAGAAACATCTTCAAGTTTTACAGTTGCTCTATTTGGATATCCTTTGAATGAATTTTTAAGACGAATTGCAATAATAGGAACTGTAGATCCTATTCCTACAGTTCTTAAGTTTGTTGTGTGGGAAAATTCTCTACCCGCTTCGGTATATCCACCTTCACTCATTACGGAGGAGCAAATTTGTATAAAAGAACCGCCAGCACCTACTTGGGTTCCAGTATTTCTAACCTCACATCTTACTGGAAGATTTGGGTTAGACATATAGACTGTTGGAAGATGATTTGAATTATAAAACTCATGACAAACAACATTCTTGCCATCAATAGCAAATCCACATCTAACTCTACCAACACCTAACCATTCAAAATCTATAAAAAATAATTGAGTTTTAGTGATATCTAATGTAAATCCTGAAGGTCCATTCCCATCTAATCTATCTTTATTCCATTCAGATTGTGCAACTTTCCTATCTGATGCAATACCAGTTACATATGAACGAATAGTAAAACTTAACGTTCCATCCGGTGCTTGTTCAAGGAAAATACCATCTCTATCATCAAAATAACCAGTTCTCTTATAAACATTTGGTTGTGCTTCACCGTAATTAAATGTTGAGTATATTAATTGAGATTTACCCGGCATATAGTGATGATATCTTTTAGTTTGATGGATACAATATCCATCAGTACTAATACCAGAATTTAAAATTGCCGCTGCTTGATTAGCATCAAATATAACAGTTGCTCCAGTACCAACTTTTACATCAATAAAGTCTGGGTCTATAGAATAAAGATGTTTGTAATCCCCTAGAGTAAATGGTTCTGATGTTCTTAATCTACCAAAAGCATCATCTCCAGGTTTCCACGGATCGTATAAATGAGACATTAGATTATCCTCCAGGAATTATCTTTCCATATAAATGTTAAACTACCATAATCATAAGCAAGAATTGCTCTATCTCTACCATCAATCAAGTCTGAACCTGTAGGTAGAACTGTAATATATCTATTCGTTCCTCTTGATGCTTCTCCTAATTCATCCTTAACGACAAATATTTTTCCTTCTCTATCTGCTCTCGGTAAAGTTATAGTAACTGCACCTGCATAATTTACTCCAATATAGTAATCTTGAGGTCTTATTGTGTATGAAGATGTAGTTACGGACGTTACAGGAACATCCATGTAGGTGAGATTTGTTTCGCCACCACCACCTAGAGTGGAAAGTTGTCTTTGTATTCTATCTAGAAAAATCTTATAATGCTTCTGCAAATCATCGAGTGTTGCATAATTTTGATTAAGTGGAGTAAGAGGGTCTTTTGTTCTTGTCTCAGGTGGAATATTTAATAAACCCTCATTAATTAATTTTTTGGGAGTTTGAATAACAACCTCTTCAGAAATTTTCTCTTCTTTTTGATTTTTAATCCACTCATCAGGTATCATCTTATGCTTCTTTTTAAAAGCATTATGAAGTTCTTCTGGAGTAACGTCATACTCAGAACATATACCCCCCATTAACTTATCAATTGATGAATATGAAATGTTATCTAAAGATTGTAGTTCTTTTTCAAGAGTTGCTAAAGATTTTTTAATATTACCTTTACTTTTGTTTGGTTTTAATTGCTCCACAAAAAGTTTATCAAAAGAATCTCCAATAAGAGAATCAATTTCTTCTTTTTTCTTCTTTTTTTCTTCAGCAACTAATTTGAAAAGTTCTGATAATTCATTCATAGTACATTACCATTTAACTTTATCTGCCCAATAAGCAGCACTCATTTTACCTTTAGCAATATTTTTTGCGTGTCTTGATTTGAATCTTTCTCTACGACTTCTATATTCCTTAGATTCACCTTTTTTCTTTGGAGAACCCTTTACACCTCTTTGCCCAAATCTAATAATTTTTTCTTCCCCACCTTCACATGCCTTTACTACGTGAGATTTTCCCGTGAGCGAATCACCCACGGGATCGGACTTTGGGGAGTTACACTTCATTTTAGACTTATCAATCGCTTCTTGCATAAAATCACTAAAGGTTTTTATGTGGTTCTCATCCATAGAACCATGAACATTATGTTCCCCACTCTCTAGGTAATCAGCAGCAGCATCAATATAATCTGCTGCCCTAGTAATTTTTGACTGAACCCAAGCTTCTACATTACCCTCACCCTTTACCTTTGAGCGAAGTTTTTTCGCTGCCTTGATAATTGTTGAAAGTTCAGAACGAATCATAGAATGTTCGTGGTCTGGCTGCTTCTCTTCATTTGCTGGATGAACCTGAGCAATATCAAATTTCATTTGATTATCGCTTAATGATGATGGTAAAGAAAACATGTCCCAATATTTTGGACCATATCTACATTCTGAACGAGTCTCATTCTTTTGGCATTTTGGACAGTACCTCATCATTTCCATTCCCTCTGATTTTGTTCCCCAGTTGTCTGCACCAACTTTGCGACACTTGACAAGTGCTCCAGATGCATATGCACTTGGCCAAACATCATATCTAGATTTTACCTTATGGTAACAAGCATCTTTTTTACCACTACCTTTTCCTGGTTTGTCTTTTTTTGCTTCGTTGAGTTCCATTTGTTCTTTAATTCCTGGTTCTGCTTTTACATAATTTGGATCACTTTTTCCTTTTGCGAAAGTTGAAACCATAGTTGGTTTTTCACCTCCACTTTTATTTTGCTGATTTTTATCTTTCTCTTTTTTTCTGCGAACTGCAGATTTTATTAAAGATTCTCCTTTTTTACCTTTTCTTTTTAATGCAGCAAGTCTTCCACTACTAAAACATTTGGGAGTTGAAGTTTCTCCTGGTTCATTCGCACAAGGGGAACCATCTGCTTGAACCCACCCAGGTTTCCCATCTTTAGATTTTGAACCCTTAAACCAGTGATGGAGTGTTCCCATTAAATTTCAAGTTATTCTTTATTATTTAGAAAACCTTGTTTCAGTAGTTTTGAAAGTTCTGCAGTAGACCCAACAAATAGTGCATTATTAGTAACATTATTTGTGGTCTTATTTGAAGTATCTTCTTCAACGTCTTTTAATTTCTTTTGGAGATCCATTAATTTATCTGTAACATCACCAACGCTTTTTATTAGTTGTCCAGCAACTTCATATGCTCTTGGACTGTCACTTTCACCAGCTAACTCTAAAATCCCATTAATAGCTTCCTGACCTTTTTCTATAAGGGAATATAAATTTGCCCTAGTATATTCATAATCTTTTTTGATATCAACTTTATCAGTTTCAGTTTCAACAGGTTTTATGTCTACGGTTTCTGTATCTACTTCAACTATAGAACTTTCTATATTTAAAGCTTTATCAATAGAATCATAGTTTTTTGGCATAACAATCAAATATCCCTTTGCTGTGTTGGACTATAAGTTCTACCATCGAAGAAGAGTTCTAATGATTCTGCAAATCCATAATCATCATCTGGTTCTGCATCAACTGGATCAGGAGTAACTGTATATCTCATTTCTCTCTTAGCAGTTTGAATATTAGTATCAGTATAGTAATCGACCTGAACCTTACGGATAAGACCATCGGTAGTATCGGAGATTGGACCAAAGAGATATGTTTTTGCAGTAAAGTTTAAAGTATAAATTAAAACTCTTCTTGTAGAAAAATCACCTTCATAATCATCTTGGAATGACACATTATCTAATACTATTGGAATATCTCTTTTTTCTCCAATAGAATCTAATAAATCTACTGTCAGATTAAATGATGGTTGAAAAAATGGCAAAACTTGCTCTACAACTTGTAAAGCATCATCGTTCAATTTGCATAGAATACTTAGTTGGAATCCAATATTATATGGAACTGGTAAATATACCTTCTTTAAATTAGTTCCGTCAGATGCTTTAAAGGACTGAGTAACTCCAGACTTTCTTGTAGAATCATAAGCGATAGATGTCATTTCAAATGACATTCTAGGTAAAGTAATTGCAACTGGCTTTGATAAGTCTTGTTGTTGCTGCACTTTTGCAACAAACTTTTGAATGGGACCATATGCTAAGGGAACTTTTATATCTGAAATAGTATTATCGCTTTCATCCATATGTTGAATATGAATATCATTAAATAGTGTTCCAAAAGCAATAATAGTTTTTCTTATTATCTGATGATAAAAATAAGTTCCTAGCATTAGTAAGTACCAAATGGATTTTTCTCTGAAAAGTCTATAATTATGTCTGCTTCAGTTTCAAAGTCTTTATTTTGTCTATATTTATCATTATTATCGTCGGTATCATAAATTTTAACAGAATACTGCGCTGAAGATGCAGTACCCACTACTACTTCTCCTGGCAAGAATTGTCCATCATTTATTTGAACGCTAAGAGTTTTCTCTGCACTTTCTGCAGTATTACTCCAATCCTTAACAATAGCAACAGTTCCTGATTTTTGTCCAATAACTTTTTCTCCTCTGATAAAGGTTCCAAAACCAACCAAAGGTGGATTTCCAATCGTCACAGTTGGATTGGAAGTATAACCAGAACCTGCATTTGAAATGTAAATACTTGAAATTGTACCACCAACAGAAATATTTGCAATTGCTGTTGCAGTTATGCCAACTCCTGTAGGTCCTTGAACAACAACCTCAGGAGTAGTATAGTAATTTTGACCTCCATCAATAACATTAATCTTATAAACTGCATTATTTGATATATCACAAGTAGCGGCTGCTCCTGTTCCTCCACCACCACTAATAGTCACTCTTGGTGGAGTTGTATAACCAAATCCAGCATTCACTAAGACAATATCCGTTATTGCCCTCACAGCACCTCTTGTAGAGGTTGTTATAGCCACAGCAGTTGCTCTCTGCCCACCTGCTGGTGGAGGTTCTATGGACACCGTAGGTGCCGTCACATAACCAAATCCATCGTTGTTTAAGAATACTTTACTAATCACTCCAGTCTCTGCTACAAGAGACTGTGCAACTGCTGTAGAACCCACGCTTACAAGTGTTAAAGTTGTAATATATCCAACATCAGACATTCTTTCTTGTATCTCATCAATTGGTGTATTGATTTCTTCATCCTCATATTCAAACAATTCACACTTAAGTTCATAAACGTAATTTTTTCCCAGTTGATAAAATGGATTTTCAAATTCTACGTGCTTAATTTCAAAAAGTCTTTGGCCGAGAGGAAAATAAATTAAGTCACCTTCCTTTGGGCGAGTTGCAAATAATAAATCTCCACTACCATTTGAATATGTTTCATTTCCTTCAATAATAGTCTGCAATAATGGAGATATAAACTCTTCAAATCTTTCTCTTGAAATTATTAAAGATACCTCATTCTTTAAATTAATTCCAAATTTTGTCATTATATCACTACCTGGAGCATATCCCTCATAATTATTCATATATGCTTCAATAGTGAAGGTATCATCAAATGCTGATGATTGCACTTCTCGTATAATATTGTCAGTTCTAATATATTTTCTTGGAATATAATAAACATCAAGACCGAACATTCTTATATGTTCGTTTACTAAGTCTTGAACTAGACCTTGCTCCGACTGTGAACCGTGAAGAAAATATGGATTTAATGTCATAATTATCCAATAAAATCATAAGGTGGTAATTCATAATCCATAGACATTCTTTGTCTTATTGCTTCCAACTCTTTCTCTGCATCATCGTAAATTTCTCTACCATTCAATTCAATTCCGCCTGGAAGTTTAACTCCTCTAAACTTGATAAGGTTTTGTCCCCATTGGCGTTTAATTAATGCCGTCAAATATCTCTTTAGAAAACTATCATTATATACTTGAGTAAAACTATTTGGGTCTAAAATTCTATAACAATCTATGACTAAAAATGTATCTTTTGACTGAGAACCCCAATCAATATCTAGATATAATCTATCTTGTCTTTTATTAAATCTGATTTGTTTATCTGTAGTAAGTAAAAAATCAATATCTTCAAGGTAAGTTTTTACCATAGCATATTGTAGAAGCTCTACAGAATTAAAATAGTACAAATCATTCAAAAACAACTGATATTTTATACTAAACATTCCAGCAGAAATAGAACTAGTATCAAATCTGAATATTTTTTCTATTCCTATTACTGAGTCTGGAACTTGAATGTAATTTGATGTTTCGTAAAAGTCAAAATTCTTTGTTTGTCCGTCAATTACTGAAGATGCAGTTGTAGTAACAATTCCAGGTCCTGAGGTATTTCTCGCTCTACCTCTTTCTATGTCTTCTTCAGTAATCTTATATTTCAAATACATCCTTTCCACACCATCAAAGTGTCTTTCTTGAAAGAACTGTAACGCATCATCTACTAAATCATCTATTTGATCATCATCTACATTTATTTCCAAAACTGGAGCACCAAGACGCCTTAGGCAATAATCTATTAGTTCTTGTCTACTTGATGGTTTTGCCATTATCTTGTTACTCCTGGTCTTACAAGTGCCATTCCCTCTATTGCTTTAGTCCTATCGGAATCTGAGTCCAAACCCCCTGACTGAATTCCTATGTCATAAACATATCTTCCAGGTTTTAATTGTGAAGTTTGCTCTCTAGTTAATTCTATTTTTATCACTCCCTGATTTTCATCCTCTATACTTGATGTGAATGTGATTGCAGAAGAACTAGAGTAACTCTTACGAATTTGTGCAGTAATACCGTACCCGACCAAATTTAATGGTCCATCAGTTAATGCATCGGAAAGTTCAAATGTTGTACTAAAATCAAACCCCTGCTCAATAACAATATTTGATACATATACTGCCATTATAGGACAAAGTAATTATTTTAAGTATTTATAATTATTTTTGAAATAGGTTACTAACAACCTCTTGCTGCTTAAGATACAACTTGCAATATAGTTTTGAAAAAGTTTTAAGTTCTTCAGTAGTTAGTTGGTCTATAACCCTACAATGCTTTTCATATTCAAATAATTTATCAATACTTTTTAGTTCAACTTCTTCTGGTTTCATTTATTAACTCCTTTAATAATGATTTTATTTCACTTATTTCGGTTTTTATGCTGTCAATTTCTTCTCTTTGAGTTTTTGCTTTGATTTCTTTATTCTTTTTTGATTGTATGTACTGATTATAGGCAGTATTGTCTAAATTGACAACTGCCCCAGTATCTTCATCTTTATAAAGGTTTAAATGACCTTCTATTCTTACTAGTCCCATAATTTTATCAAGCTAATGCAATTGCTCTAATATCTCTGATAATTGGTGGTTTTGATTGATCAGTTCCTGACATTACAATCTTCAGAGTAAATCCTACAAATTCTTTCAGATTTGGAGCAGTATACTCATATTCACGATATTCATTATCTGCACTTGGAGCAACTCTAGTATCTGGAAGACCACTATTTAGTGATGGATTGACAATATCTAAGTAACCATCTTGGTTGTTATCAATTGTTAAGTTTTCATATCCTGGGAATAATGTAAATGCCTGATCAACCTGATAAGAGTCTGCACTTATTAAATTATAAAGAACTCTAAAGTCTGAAGATGAATTTCTGTATGCAGTAATAATGACTTTTAGTGATGTTGCTGGTTGTGCTAGTAATACTGGATTTGAAACATATCTAGCAGCGTGAGAATTGTCTTCAATTTCATTTGCTCTTCTATCAAAGATATAGTTTGAAACTGGATTATCTAATCTTGAAATTGAGAAGTTAGTTACACAACCATCCAAGAATACCTGTGGAGATAAGTTTAAATCTGTTGTAGATAGAGTAAGAGCAGTAGTGAATGATTTAGAATTTGGAAGTTCTGCAAGATATTGAGTTTCATTAGGTCTAGAGCATACCATTCTAGGAGTGACAAATTTATTTTCAGCGTTCAATTGTATTTGTTGATATCCCAAATCTAGGAAAGGTGTTTCATTTCCTCCAGCACTTGTCCCACTTATAGTTCTAACGGATGCAGATACTGCTATGTTTGAACCAGGACCATAAACATCAAAAGATGGTGTAATTGTATCAAAAAGTAAATTTTGTGTAGATAAAATTTCTTCTCCACCTACAAAATCTTCCTTGTTGAAGGACAACTGAGGTGTATTTGCTATTTGTACAGAATCCCCATTTCTATTTGGTCCTAAAGTTGAACCGGAAGTGCGACTTATTTGAATGTAATAAGTATCAATATCGCCTTTAATTGTAGATAATGTATTTTCTCTGTTTATTCTTCTCAAAGAAATGCCGGAAAGTTCGTACTTCATGACAAGCTCTCCAGGATTGTAACTTATACCTATGGTAGAATCTATACTTCTAGTTAATCCTGTTAAAACTCCACCATTTGCAACACCTGTGTAACTAACAATCTCACTACCAATTTTAATATATCCCGGATTTGCTGCACTAACAGGTATTCCCTCAAACGAATCAAAACCAATTGTAGATGCTATGCTAACTTGCTGAGAATTTGCATTAAATTCTGAAACAAGTGGTTGAGGTGGTAAATCACTTTCAACTCCAGTTATTGCAACTCTGTTTGCAGATGAATACATATTGTGTCCAAAATGAGACACTTTCATTATATTTCCTTGATAAATTTCACTTAATGTAGTTGAATTCAATATACTAAGTGATGAGCTAGTTCTTGCTCCAGCATTATTAAAATATTGTAAAGTTGCAGCATTTGTAAATGTCTGTCCCTGTACGTTTGTTAAGTAAATTGTATCATAATCTGTAACTGCAGAAATTGTTATAACTGCACCATTTCCAGTATTTCCAGAAACTGAAGAAGTTAATATACCAACAACATCTCCAACTTTATATCCACTACCACTAGTATTTGCAGTTACTGATGTTACTGTACCATTAGTTGTTGTTATATCTAATAATAATCCACTACCATTTCCACTAATATTGAATGTTTGGGCACCAGTAGTGTTGGAATAATTTACACCTCCGGTTGTAATTCCAACAGTTCCTGCAGGACCACCTAGACCCTCAACAAATCCATAATTATAAGTTTTTACACTTTCACTAACTTTCCTACCAACATTTAAGTTGGTAAAAATAGAATCCCCAGTAGCAGTAGTTGTTATTCCAATTTTTAATTTTCTTGGATAAACTACTATTGGATTAGAAGGTAGTTTTCCGAAGAAAGAATTGGATGTAGTTGTATTTAATGGTGGATTGTAGAAAAATACAGTTCCTGTTGGGTTAAATCTTGCTTTATATAATTTAAACTTAAGATCTTGATTTTGGTCTGCAGTCCAAATAGAACCATTTTGAGACTTAAACAAACTACCAATTGCAAATTGTTTGGAGTATTTAACTCTCTCTGCTTCTGGTAAACCTGTTAGGAATTGTGTATTTAATGAAGGTTTATTCATTTCAGCAATAAAAACTTCATATCCTACACTCTCCGGTGCCAATAATACAATTGCATATTCATCATCTGGTGCTAAGAATATAGGATATGGGAATACCACAGTTGTTGCTAATGAAGCATCTTCTGAAATATTTTCTTTTAACTTTCTTCCGTTTGGAAGTGTATCATCTGGTCTAAGAGTTACCGCTTCTCCAATTCTAGTAAGAGTTGGAGTTCCCAACTCCATAGTTCTAACTTCAATAGTTACAGGACTATTTCCAGAATCAACTTTCCTGAAATAAATGTCCACGGCAGTTAGATATACACCATTTCTGTCCGCTATTGGATTTATATTTGAATTTTGTGGAGACTGTGCAGTTCTACCAACTTCAAATGACTGTGCAAGAGGGTCATATCTTTCTAAAGTTGTTGTTCTATTTGTTCTTGTAATAGTTGTAATATTGGTAGTTGTTACTAAATTAGTTGTTGTAATAGTTGTTTCATTTTGAACAGTTCTCAATAATCCAGTTGCTTCATATGAAGTTTCGGCACTAGAAATCTCCTTGCTTCCTGGAAGTGGAGTTGCATTTGTGGGACTATTTGTAAGCTTATAAGTTTTAGTGCCGGTAGAAATTCTTACAGGTGGTCTGGGGTCTATATTTGGATCATCTAAGAAGAAGCATCCTTGGAGATCTCCATAAGCATCTGATACTAATCTAACTCTAGTAACATATGCAACAGCTTTACTAGTTTGACCTACAAGTTTAGTTGCGGTGGTTACGAATCCATAATAATCACCAATAGTCTCTGCAGAGAGTGACTTAGTGTCTATATTCAGATATCCCAAACTACTAGTATAATTAGAAGGAAGAGTTATATTCCTATCATATGGACATCCTCCATAGGTTGATTCTGGTGCATTAAAAGGTCCATTTTTATGATTTGGTTGAGCAACTTTAAATCTAATTACCTGTTTACCTACACTATCGTAACCAATTACATCTTCACCAATTCTAAAAACACCATTTGATCCAGTCGGTTTAATTTTTGACACATCATCAGTAAAACCTGGAAGAAGGACTGCTCCTGGGGATCTTACTGAGAGAGGTAATTCGGTTTCAGATAAAAATTTTGAAATCTCTAATATTTTTGGTACGAATTTAACACCACTTTGACTATCTAAGAATTGATAAAATCTAGAAAATGGCATTAAATTAACAGCAAAAAATTCAGTATTTCTAGATCTCATATATTTTTCATCTTCAACATTTATCAATCTAGTAACAGTACTTGATGTTGATGATGATGTAGTATTTGTTGTAGTATTTGTTGAAGATGTAGTAGTAGTTGTTGTCTGAGTTATTCTAGAACCATTTCTAATTCCAAGTTCTGGATTTACTACTACAGGTCCTGTGCCCATAGTAAACGTAAAATTAGCACCACTAGACCTTAAAGATAGTAAGGTTGCATCAAACTGTCTTGCTGGCACTCTAGTAAGGCCACCATCAACATTAACAGTATTAGTTCTTGTTTTATCAATAGTGTTATATATTGTATTTGATTTTTGTATAATTTTATCTGGAAGTTTTCTATATGTTCTTACCCATCTATCATTATTTGGAGATAGAGTTACTTGACCTCTATATTCTACAACATGGAATGGATTGACATTTTCAACCTGTGTTGCAATAGGTTGTTCTATCCAAGCAACGTTGGTATAATCTAATGATAGTGTTGAGGGGGAATTTGGATCTCCAGTAAATCTAATATTTCCGTCTTTACTTCTAATAATTCTTTTTTTACTTAGATTGTCTAAATCATTTGTCCATACTGTTTCTGGTATGTTGGGTAATGTATTTTCAAATCTAATCGGAGCTAGATGTTGCTCAAGAGAGTCAACTTCAGCCGCAGATAAGAAAGTATCCACATAAGAAGTATCTTTAAAATCATCAACAAAAAATCCAGTTTTAAAACGATTTAGACCATCAGCATCTCTAATTTGTAAATTTTGAGTACTTGATTCTAATAAAGAAAGTGAAGTTACCTTTTCCAAGGTCTTTACTCTTGTTTCAATCTTTCCAATATCTCTCATAGTATATCTTCTATTGCTTTCTAGTGCAATAAAAGCATCTTTTGCATTCTCAAGGAAAGGTGGATAATAAATAGTTGCCAACTCCATAGCAGCATCAATTTTTTCTGGAGGAGAAGGTATTGCTCCAGGATTTCCATTTTTAATTACAAATCTACCTTGCCTATCTAAGAATATCTTATCAATTCTTGCAACATAATATTCAACACCAAGAATTGAAACTTCATCTGGAGCAAGAATCACATTCAAATTTGTTGGGTTTGTAACAAAATCCCTTGAAGAAAAATCAAATGGCGAATATGAAATTAAAGTAACATCATCTATAGATTCAACTCTAGGTCTGAAATCCAGCAACTCTGAAGCAGAAATATTATCTGGACCAACTCTAGGAATTAATGATAGATATTGATCTCTAGAATAACTTAAAACTGTAAAAGCATCTCCATTATCATCTTGAGGTACTGTATAGTGATCAAAAATTACTGTAATCTTTTTAGATGGTTCTGGTTCTCCAGGTTTCCTGACCAACCTAGAATAATCATAGTACTGAGTTTTTTGTCCACCATTTAAAGCATAACTGTTAGTAATATTTTTATACTTACCTAAAATAATATCATCAATTTCAGTAGTTATTTCAGATTCTTTAAATGATACAGTTTCGCCCTTTACAAATCTATTACTATTTAAATATACGAATTCAATATTATTTGGGGAACCAATTGGTTTTCTGACTAATTGGCAAACAGCACCTGAAGTTTGACCAACAATTTGTTCTCCTATAATTGAATTGTTTGCAACGTTTACAAGAGAACTAAAAGTTAATTGATCTAACTGTGGAGAATTTGAATCAAGAGATTCAAAAACTGCTATAATTTTTGCAACATCAGGATAATTCAAACATATTTCTTCGTCCTGAACTCTAAGACCATAATATTCTTTATATGTTAATCCATCAGATACGGAAGAATTCTCCTGATCTCCAGATTTTTGATACTTTGAGTAAATTACATCTACAACTTTACTCTTATTATAAACTTTTACCTTACTTCTAATTCCAGATTTAATTAAGGTTGCATTAACCTTATGAATATCTTTATTACTAATTCCACTAAAAGTTACCTGATTTTGTGCAATATCCAAATCAAACTTATCTGAACTTAAAGTTTCTGTAGTTCCATCTGTATAGTGGATTGAATATCTTTCTTGATCGAATCCTTGGAACGATGCAGTACTTAAACCTATTGGTAAATCGAAAGAACTTGAATCAACAACCAGCTCATTTCCTGTTACCGTACCTAAAGTAGAATCTGCCTGCGATTTAAATGTCAATAAAGAATTTTGCAAATCTACAGAAGATACGTTTGTTAATGGTAGCTCAGCGTACAAAGAACCATCATTATAAGAAACTATACTTGGTATTCTTGAAAATATTCTAATAGAAGATGTAGTTCCAGCACCAATAGACCCATTACAAACACCAGAAACAGTAGAAACTGCCTCTAACTGCATAGATGTTCCATCAGGAGATATAGATGAAACTCTGTTATAGTACGGAACAGTTTCAATAGTCGAATCACTATCACCTCTAACATAAGAAATGATAGTATTTGTTGTTATTCCACTAAAGAATTTGCCGGGACAAGATACTTGCCCTGTAGAATTAATTCTGAAAACATCTTGGGAAGAGAATCCTGGCAATAAGCTTTGGGAAAGTAAGGAGTCTGCAATAAATGCTGGACTTCCTGATTGAAATACTGATTTAATATCTTGAATTCCAAAGTTTCTAACATTTCTAATTGTTCTTGGAGAGTCATCCACTCCATTTATTAATATTTGTTCGCCTTCAGTAAAAGTTCCTGATGTTTCTCTTAAAGTCAATATGGTAGAAGTTCCATTTCCTGCACTAACTGCAAATCCAGTTGCTCCACTACTTTTTCCTTTTACAAATGAAGTGGCAGGAAGTTCTGATGAACTTAATGCACTATTTAATGTTAATTGCGTGTATGTTTGAACATCAAATAGATATAAATCCCAACTAGTTTTTGTTCCTTCGTAAGGAGAATCTGTTAAACTAAAATTATATACTCTAGCTTCTCCTATCTTTTCTCCATTTGCAGTAGTTGTTGAATTTTTTCTTCCGTCGTATAGATCTACTGTATTCTTAAGAGATGGGCATCCAGTTACATTGTTTACTCTAATGTAATTGCCCATTTTAAATAGGACAGAAACATTAGACTCTTTCTCAGTAGTTCTTGGTTTTTGCGTGTCTATAATAGTGGTTGTGGTTTTTAATACATCATAACCACCTACATATGCTACCCCCGGAGAAATTTTGATTGCTGCTAAATCTGATGAAGGATCATTTCCATCATCTGTCTTCTCATTTTCAAAGAATAATCCATCATTTCCAATTCTATTATTTAAAGATTCATTTACAGTAATTGTAAATGGTTGTACTGAATAATCTCCAGACTCATCATAAGTTCTCTTTGCAAGATAATCACGAATTAGACTATACTGAGTGGTGGTATCTTCTTTCTTTAACTCACCAGCATCAGTTCGCATCAATTCTATAAAATTTGGATCACCAGAATCATCTGCTAGTCTTTTATCTAGTGTTAAAGATATTTTAAATCTGTCTGCTCCAGGTGCTGCAAAATTAGTAAATCCTTTTGCATTATCATAAAGAGAATTATCATCTTTTGCTGTAATTATCTCTTCATTTACATTTAAACCAATCTTATATGTTGGAGTATTGGTATAGTAATCTAATATTATTGTTTGTTTTAATACTTCTACAAAAAATCCTCTAATAAAATAAATTCCATTATTAATATGAGCAGCGGAACCAATTGCAGTTCCATTCTCAGAAATTACACTTGCAAAAGTGGTCTGTGCTCTAATTGTAGTATTGCCATAAACAACGTCCTCTAGTGCATATAATTCCTCACCATCTCTAAACTGAGAAAATTCATTATTTACATCCGACTCTACATATTTTACATATAAAGTAATATTATCTACTTCATCACTATCTTCTGGAAAGGCAATATAGTCAACTATCGCTGATACTTGTGAAGTTCTACCTACAATTTTCTTTCCTATAAAACTATTAATATAAATGTTTATATCTACGCCAAATTGTCTTGGATTTAACTTAACGGCATAAAACTGAGAATCATATGTAACTCCTCCAGGAATTACCATAGAACCATCTTTAAAAATATGGCTACCAAAAGTCTCAATTTGATTTTGTAATTGTGACTGTAAAGTATTTAATTCTCTTGCTTGTACTGGTTTTCCTGGAGAAAACAATACTTTATAATACCCCTTATCTGAATTGAAGTCGTCAAAATATGGACTTACATTTAGATTTGTTTTTTGAGCCATTTGTTAGAATTCCAAGATGATTTTTATGTCTTCTTTTTGGCGAGAGTTTCTTGAGACTAATGGTCTATTGTCAATATATAAAACATCTCCCGTCTTTTTATTTATCTCAGGATTTGCAAGACCATTTGTAAATTGTGTTGCTAGGTTTATAATTTGCCCATTAATTGTTGTACTAATACCACTAAACCCAGTATCAACACTTCCAGAAAAACCACTAGTTGTAGCAGTAACTGCTCCACCATCTGAACTAAATTCTATCTGTGGATTTCCACTAGTAGAAACGCCAATGTAATCCGTAGTATCGTAAGTAGTTTGATTATAATATAGAGATCTTTCTTTAAAGTATTTCATTACTTTTGTTGTTGTATCGTAAGATGCAACATACCCAACAGCAATACCTGATGAAACTGTTTGAATTATTTTTTCTCCAATCTGAGGAGAAAAGGTATTTGTATTTGAGAATTTTATTGAGTATAAACTGGAAAATTGATTTTCAATATATGTTTCTGTTGATAAAAACTTTGAAGGATTTTTTATTAGAGAAATCTGACAGAAATTAGTATCTGTTGGAAAATCTCTAGTTGAGTCGTCAAATCTGGAGTACAATAGAACTCTATCTGCTCCTAATTCTCTATATAAATCATATCCATGACCACGGGAAGGTGGTATAATTGGAATTAATTTTGCTGGAAATGGAATAGAATTACTTGGTTGAAGTGTTCCTAAATCAACAATTCCATATGTATATCCTTTACCACCTGAAGTTACAGTAACGCTGGTTATTTCGCCATTAGTATTCACTTCAACAAAAGCTTTTGCTCCAGTACCGTCTCCCAGTATATTGACTTCACCACTAATATAGTTTCTTCCCGATTCTTCAATATAAACTTCCTTTATTTGATTATTATTTAAAGAAGAATCTGCATTTTCTCTTATAGAAACTATCTGAGAATCTGTAGATGTTTCCCAGTTGTTGGGTAAAGTTATAAATTCTGTAGAATCAAACTTTACAATATCACTTGGAGCAACTGTAAAAAGGTATTTCCAAACATAACCATCACCACTTTCTCCTGCTTTGGATGGTTCTAAATCAGTAAATGTTGGTTCATCTTCTGACGAGTTTCCTGAAGGATTAACGCCAGAAGCACCGTTATTCAAACAAATATAAACTCTATAGTCACTATTCATTACATAATAGTTGGCATCATAAAGTCTAGATTTGCCAGTAACAGGCGTTAAGTTACTGATGCTGTAGTCATGGCGATACATATCATATTTTGCACCTCTAACCCAATCAATTCTTCTTATAACACGTCTTACATTACTTTGATTTACCTTTTTCCCAAATAGAGATACATCTCTATATTGACTTAGATAATCATCATTATCTGTTGGATTGGGAACTACTCCAGTTCCAATTACGTTAGGACCATCCCATTGAGGGTCTCTAGCAAATCCTGGAGAATTTGGATTTGGGAGTCCTAATGTAATATAATATGAATTAGATCCATCATTAAAAGAATCAATAAAGTTATTAGTATTTAAGATTCTAAACTGATCGGTTACTATAGCAGGCATTATTCAAAGTTTTTTTTATATTTATATCAATTAAATAGAGTTGATTGCTTTCTTTATGGAACCAGTTTCCCGAAGACCATACCCTCTTCTTTGAATTATTGGATAAGTTGATAATCCACTTGTAGAGGTATTGCCATCTATATTCAAACTTATAGGATTCTCAGATCTACTAAATCCACTTATTCTTCCCCAAGACATTTTTCCTACTGGAGATGTTATTGTTCCTGAAGTTTCAATTCCAGAAACATTAGTAGTGGATAAAATATTACAAGTTGCAATTCCACTATTTAAATCAAAAGAACTGACATAGTAGATGTTATTAGTGAAATTAGTGCTTATTGATAAAACTTCACTATCGTTTGAAATAATTGAAATGGTCCCATTTCCATTATAAGTTCCAAAAACATATATTGGATATCCAACTTGCAGTTGAGATAATCCTGCAGGACGATAAAGCTCAAATTTAAGTCCTAAATTAGTGCCAATTCCAGGACAAGTGTTTATAGAAACGATACTTGCTTCATATCCAATAACATTACTACAGTTTGAGAGATACTCAATTCTAGGTCTTGGTGCTTCCACAATTGTTTGCGGTAGATTAACAGAATCGTAACCAGAACCGCTACTAATAATTGATACTGGTAAAGATGCTTGTCCATCAGATACTGATAAAGATGCTGAAGCAACAGTCCCATCTAGTGGTTTTGAAAACTTAACTTGAATACTGGTTCCAATATATCCACTACCAGCATTATCAATAACTAAGTCAGTAATAGAACCTCCAACAGAGACTACGGGAGTCACCGAAGCAGTAACTAAGTTTTCATTTTCTTCTGAATATAATAATAAGTCAAAGTCAACATTATTTGGATTATCATATTCAAATAATGTAACGTTATCTAAAAATATCTCATTTGTGCTTGTATCAACTGACTTTATTACTCTTGAAGTTGGATATATTTGAGATTCTAGTAAATCTCTAGATTTAGATACATTCTCACCATTAATGATTACATCTCTTTTTTGTTTTATCCAAGATAAAGGTCTTTGATTTATGTCATCAACTCCAGGACCAGTATAAATTGCAGTTTCAATTCTATCTGATGCTGCAATATCTGTTATTATTCTTCTTTCCTGAGTTATAGTAGTAGTTAATAATTCATTATTTTTAAGGACTTGGATTTCATCCCCAATTCTTAATGTTTCATTTACATTTACTTGAACAGAATCTTCATCCCTTGTACCCAAATAGAAGAATATTGATATATTATCTTCTGGTTTTGGTGGTAGTGTAAATGTAAAAGAGGTTCCTCCATTAAACTGATAAGATTCTCCAGGAACTTGTAAAATACCATTTACGAAAATTATAAGTAATGAATCTAAATCAATTAATTGAGAATCTTGGTCGGAAGGATTAATCTCAAAACTGAGTAATTCTGAATTATAAAAGAGTGGAAATCTTGTTCTAGATCCATCTTGGAAATTTTTAATAGAATCTATGTAATTTAATTCCCCAAACTGCCAAGCAGCAAATGAATCATTAAAAACATCCAAAACTGTCAATTGAAATTCACTTATCGGTTGACTTAAACCCTTTGCAGTAACTAATCCAACCGGCTTAAAAATATCACCTCTTCTAAACCCATATCCATTTCTTGCTACTTTAAAGGAAGTAACTTCAAATGTAGTTGAACCTATTCCAGAAGTTGAGCTTGCACCTACTTCAACATTTAAAAGTAATCCAGTACCAGTATCTGTAGTATTACCAATACCAAGTCTAGAAACTCCCACTACTGGCAAATATTCATAAGATGGTGGAGATATAATTATGGATGGATTTGTATATCCTGTACCGGAAGATAAAATGTTTAATGATAGGGTTCCTCCTGCCCCTACAGTTGCCGATATACTAGCAGATGAACCAACATGTCCAACTTCCGTAACTGCAATAGATACGGGATTTCTATACCCAGAACCAAATGTTAAATTTGAATACCAAGGATAAACCGTCCCAAATCCCACATAGTTGTGGGGTAAAGTACTAGTTCCTACTTGAACTGAGAAATATGTGCTTCCAACACTAGTTATATTGAGAGGTTCATCGTGACTTGGAAAATATGATACAATACCGGGATTTGATGGACAAGTAAATGCTAATCCAACTAGTTTTACTTGAGTAGCATCGTTCAATAAACTTACATTTTGTGTAAAAATATCTAAAATTCCATTTTCATTATTATATGATACTGTACTAAATGCTATTGGGTTTCCAGTACTTGCTGTTCCAACTATATTTACGATAGAACCACTTGAATTTAGTATTGGTATGACTTTTGCCCCTACAAGAGGCGCATACCCAAGTCCTGGGGTAGACCCAAGTGAGACAATTAAACCTCCTCTAGGAAGTTGGTTTTGATTGACATCAGATTCTGATATTATTATATTACCATTCTCATCAGTAATACCAGTAAATACTATGCTAGTTATTCCAACGTTAGTATCCTCAATAATTTCAAAATTATTATTAGTGTTATTTAAAGTTGTTGGTGTTTGGAATATTCCATTTAAAAATACTATTCCATTTCCACCACTAGTACCCAATCCAACAGTATTAATACCTTGAACAGTAACAGTATAATCTTGGTCTAAACCAGTAAACTTTTCTGATATATTATCGTATATTACATTACTATCATAATTATTTCTTAAAAATACTCTTCCATTAAAAGTTGCTTTATTTCTTCTTAAATTACTAAAATCTAAGTCACTCACATAAAAACTACTTCCTCTTGGTGGATTAGTGAAATGTATTTCATTTCCAACTATATTATAGGAACCTCTATAAATTCTACCTTCATCACCATCTAAGTGAAAAGTTGCAGAGGTGCCCACATAACCTCTATTAACTTCAACTAAAGAATAACTACCTTCAAATGTAATGGGACCGTTACTGGTGGTTCCAACACCCACATTAGTAACGTACATGAATTCATCATTAACTTTCAACAAATCTGTTGGACTTATACTACTAATTCCACTTAAACTAAAGATAGTAGATTCGGTACTAATTTGTCCACCATTATCAGTTAAAACATAAGATAGTGAAGTATATGCTAAAGGATATTGAGTTAAATCATTTATAGAAATTAAAGACTTTTCATTCTTTTTAATCATTTCAAATTCATGGGCATTTCCTTCACCATTTGATGTAAAGGTGACAAATATTCCTGCCTGAGCATATTCTTTTCTTGTTGCTATTTTAAACTGGTCATTATTAAGTTTTATAGCATAAACTCTATCTGGTAATATACTTGTTAAAGACCCTGTATAACTTAATGTCTGACCGATTCCAACAGCGGTAGCACCGATACCTAAGAAGCTAGATTTTGGAGTGTAAATTAGTTCTTCACCTGTACTAAAAAAGTGATTTCTTATATTAAAGGTTCCTGTTTCTTTATTTAAAACACTTGTACTGGATGGATTAAATCTTTTTGAAAAAATGGGCGTTCCTTCATACTTTAGTACAAAATCAGTTTTATTAATATCTTCTAAGTTGGTTCCAAAAAAAGTAGAGGTTTCTAAAGATTCTCTGTTAGGCAAATACTCTAAAGGTGGATATTCATTACCAAAATCTAAAAATGTGTAAATATTTTCATTAAAAGAAAGTATCTCTATATTGCCATTAAATTCCGAATCTGGATAAAACTTTATTTGAATATTATTGCCAGAATATTCTCCACCAAAAGTTCCAATACCAGAAGTGCTTCCTATAGAAAGAAATGGATATTGTGCTACTTGAATTTTTTGTCCATCATGAACCGTTAATAGTTGATGTAGTGCTGTGGTACTTCCAATTCCAACTTTTACTAGAGATTTGATTGATGTAAATAGACTTTTATCTAAAGATATTACAGTTCCTGGATTTCCTGAATTTGTATATGAAATATTGGATTCGTAAGTTGCACTTCTTTCAAAACCATCTGGTTCTGTTTCTGATTTAAATCTATAAATTCCAGAACCAATTGATGTTGAACCAAATCCAACATTTCTAGTTCTTACAGATATTGTATCTATAGATGAATCATTTACAAAATCTAATTTTAAAAGTCCTCCAGAAATATAAGAAGTAAAGGTTCCAATATATCTTCCGTTATATTGGTCAACATCATCAAAATAAAACTCACTCAGATAAGTATTTTCGCCATCATGTGTTAAGTATATTTCGACATAAGTTTTATAATCTAAAGCAGTATTAATTACATTTAATGACGCATATACTGAACTATACTCATTTACATCTAGAGATAAAATATTTTCAGTTGATAGTGGTTCAATAAGAGAGTTATTTGCAAATAAATCAACATATCCAATAGAAACCGTATTTATTCCTATAGATCTTGTTACGAATTCATTTTTTAATATTTTAATATCATAGTTAAAATCATTAGGATTTGTTGGTTCAAATCTCAAATACATATTATTTAATCCATCAACAAATCCATAAACGTCAGCAATTAGTTCACTACCTTCCTTGTTAGTCACTAATCCTTTAGTTAATGTATAAATGTCATTATCATCACTTAATGTAATTAGTTCTGCTAATTGATATTGTGTTCGTGAAGAATCTATAATTTGAACCAAAAATCTATTGTAACTTCTTGTAGAATCTATCGTCAAAACATTAGAGAACAGTTCCCTACTATCTTCCGCACTTGAGAATTCGGAACTAATATCATCTATCTGCAAAACTCTATTAGTTTTGAGTTCAATATAGTTTGATAGTTTTGTATTTTGTAACTTTAGGAATTTTGATTTTGACATTTTGGAAAAATTAATTAAAATTAAGATATATCAACATCAATAACTAAGTCAAAGTTATTAATAGTATCTACTCTAGATTCTTCTATAAAATCACGAGTTATTGAAACATCAGAATCTCTTGCTGAAGAAATTCCTGGTGTTGAATTGACATTTACTGTTTCTATAAATTCAGTATCTGAAAAGTTTTTTAACCCACTTGTATGTAGTAAACTATTTACGGGAGAAACTATTTCTTCCCAAGTTTTTGTACTCTTTACTGTATAAGATAAATTCTGATAATAATCATTATCAGGAATTACTTGGAAAGAATCGCCAATTTTTCCAGTATCATTAGACCATCCTATATTTTCAGTACTAAAAGAATTAACCTCAAATCTTCCTGAAGATTTTTTGACAGAATCTATAGTAGATAGGTTAAATGATTCAGATCCTCTAATAATTTCACCTTTAGAAAGTTCATAAGTGCCAAATAATCTAACAAAAGTATCTGTACTTTCTTTTACAACCAAATCTCTCAATTCAAAACCAAATCCATTATCTGAATAAATTTTTTCACCAACAAAAAATCTTCCTGGAGATTGTATTGATTTAAACTCTGGATAATTTTGCTGTTTTATTATAGATGCAAATGAGTCTTGAATTGTTTTTGCAACTCCAGGATTACTTGTAAGTGAAGATAAATTATATTCTAGTCTTCCTGGATTTGAACCTGAAACATAATTTGTTATAGTAAAGAACTGATAATTGTAGTCAGAAGAATTAAATCCATCACCAGAGACACTATCCTTTACTATACCTTCAACAAAAATTTTATCTCCAGTAGTAAATGGATCTGTTCCAAATCCTGATATAGGAGTAGTAAGTATACAAGTTACTAATCCTGATAATGAAGATTGAACTTGACTTATAGAAATTCCATTACTATTGTTAATTGCCTTTATAATAGCTGGCGAAGATGGAAGACCTTTTGAAGGAACTTCTACAGTTACTGATCCTACAGATACACCAGATAAATTAGCTCTAAGGATACCATTATCGACTATTTCATTTGTTTCTGGATTTATTACTATTAAATCTGGCGATGAAAGATAATTAGTTCCAGGACTAATTATTTGAACTTCACTTATTTGTTGATTATTTTTAATTGAACATAATGAAGGTAAGGAAGCTTCTGGTCTTAATGTTTTATCTGAAGAATAGTCAAATCCATTAATAACTATTCTAGTTTCTTTTGGAGATCCTATTGTCTTTGATTGTGGTACTAAAAATGCGCCTACTCCGTTTTCACTATCAATTCTTGAGAATGTAGGAACTTTTTTATATTCTGCAGATTTATTGAATATTTTTATTTTATGAACTCCACCTTCTGCTGTTGTAGAATTTGTAGTGTATTCTAAAATATTGCAATCAGATTCACTATATGCTAAAGATTCGGGTCTTCTTTTTAGTGATATGTTGAAAGTTGTAGATGCAACTCCTTGAGTGTTATAAACTTTATAACTTCCAGTATACTCACTATCAACAAAAGAAATAGATGAAAAATTATTAACTTCATCATCAGGTAAAGTAATTACTGAATTTTTTTCTACAGTATAGAATAGATTAGATGGAATATCTTCTGAATATTTTAAGGTAAGTGACGCATCTGAAGATATTCCAACAGTACCTATTCCTATTGTTGAAAACTCATTAGAAGTTTGTACAGAAATAAACTCTTTTGTAAAAGTATTATCATAGAATAATTTTAAATTATATCCAACTAGGCTTGAATCTCCTAAATTAAATGATAAATTATTATTCTTTATAATATCAATTGGTGGATTTATTTTTGATATTGACTGTCCAGTTCCACCTGAACTAGTGATACCAACAGTTAGTGGTGGAATAGAGGTGGCATCTAATAAAGTTTGTGATAACTTAAAATTATCATCATCTACTTTAAGTATAAAATACTCACCTTCGGATAAACCACCAGCAACAAAGTCAGTAGAACGATAATATACTTTATCACCAGTTGAATATCCATGAAGAGATAAATTAATTGTACTTGTTGTAGTATTTACTCCTAAGTTTGAAATATTTCTTTCATCTAAAATCAATAGATTATTTTTTTCAATATATTTTACAGTAAAAGTAGTAACACCAATATTTGAATCAGTTTTTAATGATAATTGGATATTATCATTTTCCCTCAATAAATGAGGTTCATCTAGTACTACTGTAGTTTTAAATCGTTCAACTGTACATTTTTCTTGTACAAAATTAGATTCTATTGAATATAAATCACTATCATCTCCATTATTGAAGAAAAATAGTCCATTACTATAATAATCTGTGAATGTTGAAATACTTACAGGAGATTGGAGAGCGGTAACTATTCCAATATAGTCTTTTGATTTGTTAATTACATATACTTCTTGAAAATCGCCAGAGAATGGGAGATTAAATATTCCCGAACCTGGAGTTTCAGAAACTAATATTGGAGAACTTGTACTTGGTTTTCTAAGAATTGCTTTTTGATTATTTTTAAATGGGTGATTTGGTATGTATATTGATTGAACTGGAACTGAAGTACTTACTTTTGTTTTTCCAATATAATAATTAAGGGAATAAGTACTTCCTGGAGTTGTCCCTACACCAACAGAATTATTTGGATTAAAGTAAATCTTATCATTTAATCTTGAATCAAAATTAAGAGATTCTTCATCAATTAAAAATGAATCGGGGATAAAATAAACCTCTGAGGTTTCTGTATGAGCCGTACCAACACCCGTTCTTAAAACTCTAAGTGTATTTAAACTATTATATACTCCTAGAACAGATAAAGTTTCACTTCCAATTGTTATAGAACTTCCAACAGAAATTTGAGCAGGTATATTTGTTAAAACAATATCAGTAACAATTCCAGTAGTTGCTGTAGTTCCTAAATCAAATGACAAATTACTTACAAAGGTTGTAATACCAATAGTATATTCTTTGGCAAACTTTGATAAAGACTCGGAAACATCTGAAATTATAATCTTATCGTTATTCTCTAAATCATGTCTTGGAGGTATAGTTACTTTTATTTGATTATTATCAACCCATGTTAATATTGAATTTTCATATTTATTAATTTCGGTACTTAAACTTTCAATATTTTTTCCTTTTACTTCGGATACTCTTGCAATAATACTTGTCTGGACATCATCAAATTCATCGAATATAACTCTATCAGATACTTTATAATCACTACCAGGACTAATTATATTGAATCCAGTTAAATCTCCAGCATTAATTGACTCTATTATTAATTTTTGCTGTTGTATTTCATTTGATTCTACTATATAATCATTCTTAGCAAAAGGATCGCTGACTTTATATGGTAAAGTATTTCTAATTAAATTAGAAGAATTAAAATCAAAATTTTGATTTAAAAGAAGGTTATCTAATTGATCAAAATTAGTTCTATAATAATTTCCAATAAAATATGGGAACTTACCTATTAAAGAATTCAAATCATATGGATTAAATTCTACAGAAGCAAAGTATGCATAAGTTCCGTTTGGAAATTCTGGAGTTTTGCAAAATCTTCCATTATATTCATCCAAATCTCCAGAACCATCAAAGGAATAATCTTCAACAAAAAATCCATTATCAAATCCAGTTGGTCTATTTTCTACAGTTGAAAGAACATATCCAGGTTCTAGAATTTTAATTTGAGAATCTGGATCATCTGCATCAGAATATCCGTATGGTCCATATATTGGATTACCATCATATGCCCATCCTATTATAGGAGAATGACTTAATCCATTATCTCCAAATTTAGAAGATATTTCAGAAGAATATCCTGAAATATAATATTGTAATGTATTATTAGGAGATTGTGAAACTATTTCTTCGGATGGAAGTCTATAGAATGTATTTGGTGATATTTCAATAAATTTTCCAAACTTATATGAATTGTTTACCGTTAAAGGTCTTATATCCAAATCAAATTTTGCATTAGTTCCTGCTGAAAATGGAACAACTGCGGTATTTTCTAAAGTGTATCCAGAACCAGAATCTATTACAACAACATCTACAATCTTGTTTGCCTGAACTACTGGTCTTAGTACAGCTCCAGAACCATCTCCAATTACATTTATGTCGGGATATGAATAATAATCAACCCCCCCATATTGAACTTGAACATCTACAATTCTACCATTAACTATAATTGGTCTAAATTGAGCACTAGAACCATTTTTTACTATTATTCTTGGGGTGGATTTTAAATTGAGAGTTCTAGAACCATAATCACTACCACCCTCATATAGGTAAACGTCTGTAATTTCTCCCCTAACAACAGGAGTTGCAGTTATAGTGCCAAGAACGGAGGTGGTTCCTATCCCAGGGGAAGAGTAAGTAACTACTAATGATATATCAGGATATTTAAATACTTGATATCCACTTCCCGTTGAAGTAAACTTGACATAGTTTTTTCTTTCAAAATTTGAAGTGTTTGTTCCACCTATTCCAGCATCACACAATCTAAATTTGTCATTATCAATTTTTAGAATATTATACTTTCTATCCGTAGATAATCCTGTTATTGGACTTGATACTTCACTCAAACTATCTTCATATGAGTAATCTACAAGTTCTCCATCAGAAAATCCATGATTTATAAAGTTAATAGTGTAATCTGAAGTTGAAACTCCTACTGACTTTACTCTTAATTTTCTATTTGTATATCCACTACCTTCATTTAAAACCAATATTTCTTTGAGTCTATTAGTTTGCGATGTCTTAAATTTATGAACACCACGATTTCCGATAGAAGTTATACCAATAGTATTAATTCCTGCAGAAAAATCAGAGAATGATGGATAAACTTGTACGGTAGTGTCGTTAAATATTTTTACATAATACTCTCCACCATCAACAAAATTATCTCCAGTTTCAAAATTTTGACCAAAATATGAACCAATACCAAGTTCATCGTTACCATTTCTATCATATATGACTACTTGCCCATCTACTAAGTTGTGAGGTGAAAGGAAAGTTATAGTTTCAATATCAAAATCAATTCCACCACCATCTGCTATTTGTCTAGCATCAAATTCAATTTCTCTTTGGAAAGGTACGATAACTGGTTCAAACTCAGCACCTGAACCATTTCCACCAGAAATTTCTACTGACACATTTACATCAATATCGAATGTCTGTAAATCCACATATATTTTCTTTACGGAACCAGAAACTACAGGTTGTAACTTGGCATTTCCTGATGAAAAATCAAGCAATGGTGGATTAATTACATCATAACCTATTCCTGGATTTAGAACTCTAACGTTTTCAATTGGACCATAGTAAATTTTATCATTTGTCTTATAGCTGAGTATCTCAACACCATTAGACAACATACCAATAGGACCAGGAATAACTTCATTTTGACCTGATTCGCCAATTTCTGGATTTATCTTGAATCTTCTTAATAATTTTTGTGGAGATATTTCTAAATTTCTTTGCTCATATAAAACAAATCTATGAGAACCAGCAGGTAATGTACCATTAATGTTAGAAAATTCTAAGTAATCATTACTACCGACAAGTGATAATGATGTATATAATCTAATTTGCCTCTTATTAGTTAAAACTTGAACGTAATAGTCCCTCTCTTCCAAAAATTCTATTGGAGAATTTGAAAACTTATAATAAATTCTATCTCCAGTTAAAAAGGAAACAATCTCATTAAACTCTAATATAGAATATTTTTCAGTTTCTGGATTATAACTAGAAATACTTGATACATTATAAACATATACATTCGGATCAATATCATATGATGGTAGAGAATTGGAAGCAACATATAAGTTTCTATCTTCTTCATTATATAAGTTTAATATATCAGAGATAACTGAATTATTTCCATACTTTATGGGAACTATACTAGAAGTGCTTACTGCTTTCTTTTGAATTCTTCTTATGTCATAGTTTTCAGTTACTATAAGAGATGGAGGTGTTAATGAAGAATTAACAGTTACAGTTTTTCCATCAATATTTGTTATTTGTACATTTGTTAACCCAGGAACAACTATTTCAGTATTTCTCTCCAAGAATTCTATGCTATCACCAACTGCTAAATTTGATTTATCAATATCACTAAAAACATTAAATTGATTTCCAGAAATAGTAGTAGAATCTATCTGGAATCTACAGTTAGTATTATATACCCAAGAGTTTGCTAGAATTTCTTTTCTGGTTTTTATTTGATTTTCTGGATTTTTAATTACTTCTCCAAGATTTTTGACAAAAATTTCATCTCCTTCGATATAATTAAAACTATCTAAAGGATTTTCTGGTTCTTTAATTACTAATGATGATAACACTCCAGTAGTTCTAAATTCAACTTTTCTAGTTTGGTCTCCGTTTTCAAATCCATAGTAAGTTTCTAATGTAGTGATGTTGTCTTGCTTACTTAATAATAATGTATTGTCAGAATCAGTATAGCAGTTAAAAAATTGATTTAATGTTTTTTCAGTATAAAAAACTTTTCTACCGTTAAAAGTAAAATATCCACTTTCAGGAAATCCTACTGTTGAATCTACACTTACTATTTCAGTTGAAGTTTTTGTAATTAAATTATTACTTGAAACTTTTGTGCTTGGAGTAATTGTAAAATTTCCAAATATTGATGATGATACATCATCATATCCTATAAAGAGATATAGTTTATAATAGGTTTTTCCTTCTTTTGTTATTGGTTCTACTTCAGAAACAGAAGCATATGTATTCGTATCATTTGTTTTGAATATAGTTTGCCCTCTAAGACCAAGAGGATTTCCACTAATTCTTTCTACTACAGAAACTTCCCTTCTGATAAATTTAGCATCTGAGGGTTTAAATAAGTACTGCTCTAGATCTATTACTCTTGGGGTTACTCCAAATAATACATTAAATAAGATTCTAAAAGATTCTTCTGTGCCTTTAGTTTCATATAAAGACCTTGCCTCCTTTATAAAGTTACCAACATTTAATTCTGGTATAAAATCTCTATCTTCTAATCCAGGAACTAATGTATATTTTATTTTCTTATAAAATTCCTGTAAAAATAGAACACTAAGGTTTTCTACAGAAGACCCTGATGTATGAGAAGAAGCATCAGATTCTGAAAAAACTAATTCTTCTGGTTCATTATCTTGATGATAATTGGTAATTCCACTAAAACCCCTAACACAACCTAAAAAGGACTTTTCTGTTTTTTCAGTATATGTAATGATTTCATCATCAATTTTTATTAATCCATATTTTTCAGGAAATCCTTTAGTAGTTTCAACATCAATAACTTTTGAGGCTGCTGAAATATTTGAAGTTAATGTGGTAAAACCAACAATAACTTCAGGAATTAAATTGTCTAAATTTAGATATTGATCTAAATTATCAATTAAATCTATAGAAGAACTTTGATATTCTTGTGATATGTAATATTGTTTTAAGAAATCTATAAATTTAGTGTAGTCAGTAACTCCAGAACGTCTGTTAGACTGCTCTAACCCTACGACAGTTGCATACTGCTCAAAATTTACAGTACCTGAAGTTTTTCCAGATACTTCATCATCTACTGTAAATGTATCTTGATTTATTACAGTTCTTACTGAATAGAAACCGTTGGTGCCAGAACCACTAATATATTCTAATTTTAGTCTATCAGTTTCCTCTAATCCATGATTTATGGATGTTATTGTTACAGTTTTTCCACTTCTAATATAAGTACCAGACCCACTAATAGTACTTTGTACTTCTTCAGATACTGTAACAGTATCCCTAATAAAAGTTGGAAGTTGACTTTCAATTATTTGATATACTTTTATTCTATCTTCAAACTGTCTTGGCATATTTTATGACCTCTGCAAACTTCCGTTTGAATAACTTGATCTGAATGAATCTCTAGAGAAAACTACACCGGATATATCATCACCAGATGCTATTACATCCTTTACCATATTTATTTGACTTTTTGATATGTCAAATACTAAGTACAAATCTTTTAATCCGATAACATCATTTGAATCTGGATATGCTTGAATTTCAATAACATTATTTGGTCTTTCGGTGTTGATAATATAAATGGTGTTTATAATAATCTCTCCTTTCTCATAATCCACAGTACCAGCAGAAGGAATAACTACAATTGGTGGGTCATTCACGTTCTGTGATGGTCTGACTACTGATATGACACCAGTTTTTTTATCTGGATTTGGTTTATCTACAAAGTAACAAGTTTCTGTCTCCGAAACCTGTCCTCCAAATTCTTCAACTCTCAAGGTAAATCCTGTAGACTTAATGTTATAACCACCTTCCTTCACATTAAATCTATTACCATAACAAATTTCATATTGTGAAAATTGATTTACTACTGCCTGAAGGTCTCTTCGGATTCTTACTTTAGTAATGTTTGACGTAATTGCACGATCAGTATTGTCAATAGTCGCCAACATTTTACTATACTTAAATCTTCCACCAAATTTATTCAGTTCTATAGAATTTGAATATAGATTAAGAGAATTAATAACGTTAGACTTTAATCCTTCAACACTAGATACCTGATTTTCATTATAATAGATTGAAGAATCAATTTCAATATAAAGAACTTTCAAGTCAACTATTTTGGCATTAATTCCTGCCATACTGTACTGCTTTAATTTTGTTAAAATTTGTTCTTTATCAAAATCAGAAACAAGTACACCATTCTTTGGTTTAATACTAATTAAGACAGTTCCAAATTGTGGTGGTTCTAATTCTTCTCCACCAATAACAGAAACTGATTCTGTATTAGGATAAATTTGATTTGCGATGATTGCCTCATAATCCCTAGTTGTTACTGCCCTGTACTGGGATGAGTACAATCTTGGTGCAAAATATTTTACAGAATTTATAGATTCAATATCATCACCATTTCTAGATGGTGTGATTGTATTTACTACAATTCTATTTGTAGGTCTTACTAGATTACCAAAAGAGTTTCTAACAGTTCCTTGGTATAAGAAATTAAAGGCACCATTACCACTTCTACCATCAGTCTGAATATAAGTTGCAGTTATTACGGTTTCGTTTTCCAACTTTTTACCGAAATATCCATCACCAAACAATAATTCATACCTTTCGTCTGGTATTTCTTGAATTAAGTATGTTTCTGAATTTCCGTCAATATTAATTATATTATCAATTAATGAATATTTTTTACCAATTCCCGTATCATTTGGTCCCTTTACATATACATTTAATGTGGAAGTATCTACACCCTCATTATCCAGTATAAATCTCTGGTCTAAAGATCCATCAACAGTAAACTCTTTTACTAGTAAGGAACCTTGATAAACTTCAATATTGTTAAAGGACGCAACCCCATCAAGAACAGAAACTGTTATGTTCTGAGGAATTGAAAAGATATAACTTGTATTCTCTACGTTTCCAACACAAACTAATCCTGCCTGCAATGTTAGTGTTGGAGTATTATCTGTCGTTAAGATATTAAATGAAACTAAAGCTTTAGAAGCAACTCTTGATCTTGGCACATATCCAATCGTTCTTGCCAAAGAAACTACATTATCTCTTACTGTTGCAGAGTCTAAGAAAGACTCATTCACAATCATATTAGCGTTAAATGAGTTAATGTAAGTGTTATATGCTAGAGTATCAATCAATATAGAAAAATTAGACCCCTCAAAGTCAAAATCCGTGAAATTTGAATTTGCACGAAGATAGTCTTTTATAGAGGTCTTAATCTGATCAAAGTCTAGATTGTTAAATTTGGTGAAAGGCATTTTATCTTGTTGCCTCTAGAATGAACGTGAAAGGTTGTGCCGGAACATTTTGTCCAACAATAGTGTAATTTACCGTCACTTCAAATGAATTATCATCGACAAGAGGAACTACAGATACATTTACATCGGTAACTCTTGGTTCATATCTAAAGATTATATTATCAATCTGGTCTTCAATAAAAATGGCAGTAGCAAAGTCCACAAATTCAAACAATGATGGGCGAACATCAGAACCTAAGTTTGAATTAAAAAACCTTTCAGTTGGTATTGTCTCAACCAAATTACGAATAGAGCGTGATATTGCCCTTTCATTTACCAAAACAGGTAGATCTTTCGTGACTGGGTGAGGTTCAAACGTCAAACTTATGTCTTTAAATGCTCTAGATGTCCTTTGTACTGCCATAAGGCAAAGAAATTTTCTTATTTATTTATGTCTATTTCCAAGAAGAACCATAAGTTGGCTCTGTTCCATACTCCCAATCGTCATAATCTTCATCATTTCTGATTTTTTCATGAATTTTTGATTGTTCTGTTAAATTATGACGATTTTTTCCAATTTCATCATGCATAATTTCCTGAATTACCTTTTTTTCACCAAAATTTGAGTTATAATCGGTTGCTAAATGTGTCGTTCCCCACATTTGATACATGTAATCGGAATTTCTGTCTGGATTTGGATTGGTTGCCATCTGTTTTTCCTTTTTTGAGGGTTAAACAGAACTTTTAGAGGGGTTGCTATCCCTATTTCCATCCAAAAATGTTATTTTTTACTATTTTCCTTGTCCACGATACTTCTTGCGAGCCTCATTACGAGATGAAGCGGCATACTTTGTATTAGACCCTCTACCTTGACGTGTCAGTTTGGGTTTCCCAGGAACATAAGAACCATTTTTACCTTTTGCCATAATTAGTCTCCTATAATTTCAGTAGTAATTTCAGAAGGATCTGGAGTACCTGACTCATAAAACTGCTGAGCCAGGTCTTCCATCGTATCAAAGAACTCTTCTTCTGTCAAGTTGTTGTAAATTTTTCGACCTTTACACAAGATATTGTATTTTGTGATCGGTTTGTCAGTCATTATCAGATAACTCTTGTCTTTTCGTGACCAACTCTAATACGAGGGTCGCACCAAATTTCAAAACCTGCTTCTTTTGCGTCGAGACAGAATGACACATCTTCTCCACACATGTCTTGTACTTCACCAGACTCAAAGACTTGCATTTTTGGTGCAAACCAAGGATATTTAATTTCTGGATGCTCAAAGACACCGTGCTTAATCAGAAGCCAACCAAATCCAGTATAATCGACTGTAAAGGGTTTTCTACGCTTCGTGATTGTCTCTAAGGTTTCGTGATTCATCACACCACCGTTGTTACGGAAATCACCTTCATCTAACCAATGAGCCACAGAGGTTGTGTGCCCATCTTCGGTACAATACCAACCGGCAGCAATGTCCTTATCCATAAGAACCAACTGCCAGAATTTTTCGCTATTGAAAACAATATCAGAGTCAATCCAGAGTTGATAGTCATAGTGAAGCTTGCCATCCCAAGGAAGTTGGTCTGGTCCTCTGAGAACATTTGCACCAAGACACTTGCAACGTGCAAAGTTCACCATTGAAGAATAATCTTGTGAAATTTGAATGCTTGCACCAGACTGCACTAGGTCAAAGCACAATTGGACAAAACTTTTTAGATATGTGTATGAAACTCCTCTTCCAGGAAGGCAGAAAACGATTGATTTTCCTCTTACCATTTCCCGTGCTTGTTCATAATCCCATTCGGGCTCTGAGGAGACTGGGGTTTTTGCTTTTACTGTAAATCCTTTAGCCATAATTGATTTAATTTACTGTCATATCATACAATACTATGTAGGTGCTGTCAATAGGAGGAGTTCAGCGAAACCTCCTTTGAGATTATCAATTCCTCATAATTGATGTCACCTTCCTTTATCTCTGAGCAGTCTGCAAGACTCAGAAAATTATGAATCATAGTCCAAGTTTTTTGAAATTCTTCTTCGCTTAGAGAATGATAAAGACAACTGTTTTTTACATAGATGTGATATATTTTGTCAGTCATCGTTGGTTTTCTCTGAAAGGATAATTTCGTCACCCTCAACGGCGATCACAATCTCTGTATCCTCATACCAAGAAAGTTCCGTCATCGCCCATTCTGGCAATTTCACAAAGTATTCACCAGTAATTGGATCGACCTCTACAACTCCAAAATTTTCTCCTGAATTTTTTTTCATACCTCAGATATTCTTTGTGTTTTTTTATATATCAGTTTTTGATTGCATTATATATCATCACCGCAACAAATCCGGTACTCAGAAAAAATAAATTGAAAAACGTTCTAGGATATCGTATCATCCATCCTGCTAGGACTACTTTCCAGAAATTCCAATATGGCTTCGATTTTTTCATGGGAATTTTTTTTATTATGAGTGAAATAAAAAGGTCGCTTGGGTAACACTTTGTAGGTTAGGGTAGTTAGGCGATTTATAAACGACCGTCAGCGCCCGGCGCCGATATAAGAAACCCGCTCAACATACTGCCAACACGAATAACCAATAGCGCCCCTTATTCGTTATAAGAAAGGGGGCATAAGACTGCCCCCACGAACTATCAGTAACCTGCCCACACCAGCAGTTCGTCAGTATCAACCCTCTCCCCAATCATGAGGCGATAATCATTAAACAAATCCTCAAGAATGCCGTGGGAGTGAGCAAACCTCACAGCGTCAAACCAACTGATAGTGCCGTTATCATCAGACATGGAACGGAGAACGCCAATCATAAAAACCTCAGAGATGATGTAA